CATCGTGATGCTGGATCGGGCCGAGCACGCCGATCTGGCCGACGCGCTGCGGCAACACGGCGAAGCGATCTACGCGGCATCGTGGGCGGCGAAGGACGCGCTGTGATCCGCCTCGCCCTGCTGGAGCCGTATTTGACGCAGCCGGCAGCACCGAAAAGGGTATGGGGATGATCCACGCTCAACGGATAACGAGGGGCTGACATGGCGAACACGGGGCTTGTACAGTTCAAGAACAACGCCCAGCTCGATGCCGAGCAGGCGGCCATGGCGCCGCCGGCGGATTTCTCTACGCTGATCAGCGACCTTGCCGGTCATGTCCGCAAGCTCTGGGACTCGGCCTACGAGAACAAGCGGTCGTTCGAGCAGGACATGCTCAAGGCCTTGCGGCAACGCAACGGCGAGTACGAGGTGGACAAGGCGCAGAAGATCGCCAAGCAGGGCGGAGCCGATGTCTACATGCTCCTGACCGAGGTCAAGTGCCGGGCGGCCGAGAGCTGGCTGCGGGACATCATGCTGGGCCAGGGCGAGCTGCCATGGGACATCCAGCCGACGCCAGTGCCGGACATCGCGCCGGAAGAGATGCAGCTCATCATGATGGCCATAGGCGAGCAGGTGTCGCAGTACGTGCAGATGACCGGCATGGCGCCGCAGCAGCACGAGCTGGACGACCTCAAGGAACTGGTGATGCGCAAGGTGAAGTCCAAGCGCAACACCGAAGCGCAGGAAGCCGTCGACGGCATGAAGGCCGAGATGCAGGACCAGACGGCGGAAGGCGGGCTGGTCGAGGCGGTAAACCGCTTCATCTCGGACCTCGTTACGTTCTCCGCGGGAATCATCAAGGGACCGATCGTCTCGCGCAGGCCGTACCTCTCCTGGGGACGGGACATGCAGAGCGGCAAGACCGTGCCGATGGTCGCCGACAAGATCATGCCGGTGTTCAAGCGGGTCAGTCCGTTCGATTTTTTCCCCGAGGCGGGTATCAGCAGCCTCGACGACGGTTGGGTGTTCGAGCGGCACGAGTTCACGCGCAAGCAGCTCGCGCAGATGAAGGGCATGCCGGGCTACGACGACCAGGCCATATCGGAGGCCCTGCGGGATCACGACGACGGGCTGCTGAACAACTGGCTGAGCGTGGACTACAACGAGCTCACGCGCAAGAGACTCGAGCAGCGCGTGGGGTTGTCGTTGATCGAGTCGCCGAATCCGACGTTCTACGTTCTCGAGGGCTGGGGTAGCGTCAGTGGACAGCTGCTGCTTGACTGGGGGATGACGCCGGCGGAAGTGCCGGATCCGGACCGCGAGTACGAGGTCAATGTCTGGCAGGTCGGGCGCTTCACCATTCGCGCGGTGATGAACTACGACCCGATGGGCGAGAAGCCGTACGGCATGACGAGCTTCATCAAGGTGCCGGGCGGACTGTGGGGCAAAGGCGTGCCGGACGCGGTGCGCGACGTGCAGGACATCTGCAACGCAGCCGCGCGCGCGATGGTCAACAACATGGCGATTGCTTCCGGGCCGCAGGTCGAAGTGACCGTGGACCGGCTGCCGCCGGGGGAGGACATCGAGGAGATGTACCCCTGGAAGATCTGGCAGACGACATCGGATCCGCTGGGCTCCACGGCACCGGCGGTGCGGTTCAACAATGCCAACCCGATGACGGCGCAGCTGATGCAGCTGTACGAGAAGTTCGCGCGCATGGCGGACGAGCAGTCGGGCATCCCGGCCTATGTCTACGGCGATACGGACATCCAGGGCGCGGGGCGCACGGCGTCGGGCCTGTCCATGCTGATGGGCAGCGCGGGTAAGGGCATCCGTCAAGTAGTGACGCACATCGACCAGGACATCATCACGCGGCTGCTGCGCCGGCTGTATGTCTACAACATGCGGTTCCACCCGGACGAGACGATCAAGGGCGATGCCATGATCGTGCCGAAAGGCGTCTCGTCGATCGTCAAGGAGCAGCTCAACCTGCGCCGCGTGGAGTTCCTGCAGATCACGGCGAACCCGATCGATGCGCAGATCGTGGGGCCGAAGGGCCGCGCGGCGATCCTGCGCGAGGTGGCCAAGGGTCTTGAAATGGACGTCGACAACATCATTCCCTCCGAGGACGAGCTGGAGATACAGCAGAAAATGCAGCAGCGACTGCAGGAGATGCAGATGGGCATGCCCCAGGAGCAGATGGACACCCAGCGGGACGGCAGCGGGGCCATGACGGGCACCGCGGTGAGGCATGCGGGGAACAATGTCGCGTCGACCAGGTCGCCTGGAGCGATAGCATTCGAGTCAGCGAGAGGTAAGCAATGATCATCGCGGGGCTCTGCACATGCGCGCTGCAGGGCGTCTGGGATGGGGTGCACCAGCCCCCGCTGGGGCCAACTCCACGATCAAGGCGCGCGGCTTTTTCCGGTGTACCCTGCCGGGATACAGAATTTAACCGATGAGGAGTTAATAGGTCTTTTCCTACGGGCGCGAGGGAGAGGTCCATTGACAGGTCGAGCGAATCATCTATAGTTAGCGCTAACTAACCTGAAAAGGAAAGGATTCGTCATGAGTTCAGGCACCACAGAATGTATTACCCCCACGCAGATCGCCATGCAGGTGGTCGACTCGCCGTTGAAAGGCTCGTTGCTTCAAGTCACTCTCTCACCGGCTGCCGTAGCCACGGTAACTGCTGCCGAACAGAACGTCACAGTTACTGGTCTGGCCGTGACCGACCTTGTCTTTATCGGCCCCTACACCTGCGCGACGGCTGTCGGCCTGTGCGGCGCCCGCGTTTCGGCGGCCAACACCCTGACCCTGCGGTTCGTCAATCCGACCGCTGGCTCGGTGACGCCGACCGCGTCGCAGACCTACACCTTCCTTGTCGTCAAGACCGCGTAATGCTGGTCCCGACAGAGGTACTGGAAGAAATGAAGCTCATCGCCCGCCACAACCCCCGGTTCATGGACTGGTTGCGTGCCCAGCGTGAGCTCGAGCGAGACAACCTCGAGATGAATGGCAATGACGTCACTCGAGGGAGGGCTCTGGCCCTCAAGGAGCTTCTGCACGCCTTCAAAGGTGCGGAGAAAACCCGATAGGATCCCCGGATAACGGATAAGTACCTATCGATTAGCGACACTCCAGAAAGGACCGCTATGCCACTGCCGGAACAAGTACGCAAGCAAATCGAAGCCGCGGATCAGACCGTCGCCGAGCTGGCCAAGCCCGTTGACGCTGGTACTCCGTCGGACCAGTCACCCCCTCAAGGCGAACCCCCCGCTCCCACCGGCGAAGTTGTGCCGTTCACCCCCAAAGCACCGGAGGAGAAGACGTGGGAAGAGCGCTTCAAGGCGCTGCAGGGGATTTTCGACGCGAAGCTACCCCAGCTTCAAAACGAGCTGAAGACCTCGCAAGCGGTCTCCGACCAGCAGCGGCAGATGATCATGGCTCTCCAGAACCAGGTCCAGCAGCTGCAACAGGCTCCGCAACCGTCCAAACCGGCTGCACCCGCTTCCGCGCTGACCGAAGACGAACTCACGGACTACACGCCCGAGTTCTTCTCCATGATGCAGCGGTGGCTCGAGCCTCAGCTCAATCCGATCAAGCATGCGATTGTCGAGCTTCAACGCAGCATCGCCCCGGCGGTGCAGCAACTCACGTCGCAGGTGCAGACGGTCGCGCAGACGCAGGCGCTTACCCGGGAAGACAAGTTCTTCCAGGATGTGTCGAACGCGGTGCCGAACTGGGAGCAGCTCAACGTCGATCCGAAGTTCCTCGAGTGGCTCGGCGTGGTCGATTCGATGACCGGCATCAGCCGGCACGCGTACCTGTCAGATGCCCGCGCCAATCTCGACGCGGGCCGGGTTGTTGCCATCTTCAAGGCGTATCAGCCTGGGGTTGGCGGCAGCACCACCCAAGCCGGCGCAAGTGCTGCGCAAGTTCACCCGCAATCCGAGCTCGAGAAACAGGTCACTGTCGAGTCGAATCGGCGTCCGACGCCCCCCGCTGGCGGGCAGGAGACGAAGACGTACTCGCAGAAGGACCTGGACAAGCTGTACGCCGACTGGCGTCGTGGCCTGTACAAGGGCAAGGAGGCGGAATTTCAGACGAAGGAGCGCGAACTGCTGGAGGCAATCAACTCCGGCCGGTACGCGAAACGCTAACTCGATAGGAGAAAATCATGCCGTTTCCCGTTTCTGCAGGTTCGGCCAGTTACACTGGCAACTTTATCCCCGAGCTCTGGGCAGCCAAGCTGATCCAGAATTTCTACGATGCCACCGTTTTCGGTGACATCGCCAACACGGACTACGAAGGCGAGATCAAGTCGTTCGGCGACAAGGTGCAGATTCGCACCACGCCGGAAATGACCATCC